ATGAGCGCCTCAAAAACATTTAATAGCAAATTCTCCAAGCGCAACCTATCAAAGACATATCTAGAACGCATCAAAAATTCCGGCGCCATCGGAATTGACAGGGTTCGCCCGATCAATCTTGAAAAATCACTAAAGTCCGAAGTTGAATTTATATCTGACAAAGTCAAGGAAGGATCTTACAAGTTCACCCCTTACAAAGAAAAGCTAATCCTAAAAGGGGCTAATTCCTTTCCGAGACAAATATCAATACCTACAGCTCGAGACCGCATAGTACTTCGTGCGCTTTGCGACTGTCTGACAGAAATATTTCCAGATTCAAAACTCGCCTTACCGCAAACCGTTATCGAATCGCTAAGCGAAGCTCTGTCAAGCAATAAATACTCAGAATATGCCAAAATCGACTTGCAAAGATTTTACCCTTCAATACCACATGAGCTGATTGAAAAGTCCATCAAAAACAAGATACGCAAGCTAGAACTTCGTGAACTCATAAATGGAGCCATCACCACTCCTACGGTTCCTGAGGCAAAAGGCGGACGAAATGCTCCCAAAAACGTTAGAGGAGTGCCGCAAGGACTCGCCATCTCCAACATCTTGGCGGAAACAGCCCTGCAGTCGATTGACCACAGGTACAAAACCGACAATACGATATGGTTTAAACGTTACGTAGATGACATTCTGATTTTGACCGCAAAAGGTCAAGCAACAAAAGTCGCAACCCAACTAATTAGTGACCTTAGACAACTTGGTCTGTCACCACACGCCATCGAACCGGGCTCCAAATCAAAAATCGACAAATTGTCGGTAGCATTTGACTTCCTAGGTTACGATATAGACAAAAATGAAATAAAAATCAAAAGCTCTAGCATTTTGCGCTTCGAATCATCACTGGCGAATATTCTTACAGCCTATAGACACAGGCTTGCCAGCGCAAAATCCAAAAAAGACAAGGAAAGAGCAGTCGCCTATTGCGCTTGGAAATTAAACCTTAGAATTACCGGATGCATATTGGAAGGCAAACGCTTAGGATGGGTGGCTTATTTCTCGCAAATATCAACCACCACTCAGCTACGCAACGTAAACCATACCATAGCAAAGTTAATTAATCGCGCCGGACTTACAAGCGAAATCAAACCAAAATCACTTATCAAGACATTTTACGAACTCAAACACACCGAAAAAAACGGGCACAAATATATTCCCGACTTTGACAATCTGACTATCAAGCAAAAGCGCGAAAGGTTGAAAATGTGGTTCGGGGATCTTGTCAACAAATTCTCAGATACAAAAGTCGAACGACTCTTTATGATAAAAATCAAAAAAGCCGTGCGAGAGCTTGAAGAAGATATCGCTCAAAAATCCTGATACCGTGACTGGAACACAATGTCATAAATATTCCAGCGTTGCAGCAAGGTAGGCGTCCCATCGCAAAAGCCCATGCTTGCGAGTGCAGGAAGTTTCGCGAACTTCTAGCCGTGCGTGTTCGGGCCGCATGTGAATAGTGAGGTTCTACGTTTTTTTGACGATGGGTCCCGAAGATGGGTGTTAAGTCGCATTAATTCTCATTGAACTTATCTCAAGGTGCTGGAACCTCGTAAGGTCGAAAACGCACAACTTCCTCCCCAAGCCAATCGTTGATTTGCAACAGCCGGGCCTGCTCAGGCTCCAGCTCGTTGACTGCCCACACCTCAGCCGCATCGCGGATCGAGCCGAATCCCCCCGCGTTCTGTGGCACCACCCCCATCAATTGAGGCGGGATACGCAACATCGCCAGCTGGTCGTCGCGACTGATGTTCTTGATCGCAGCGAAGTCATCCTTCGCGGCCACCTCACTGATCGGGATCAACTGCAGGCCGTCCTTCTTGCCACCTGGTGCATACATGAACAGGTTGCGGAAGTTGCCCGGCCCCTTGCTGTTCTTCATCGCCGTTCGCAGGTCGTTGACGAAGTCCTCATTCTGGGCCGCATCGGTCATGTACATGATGAAACCGGCATGACTGCCATTCTGGTAGTACTTGCGCCGAAACAGCGTGGCGCTCTCGTTCAACAACGCACTCTGCAGCGCCGGTAGCCACTCGGGCAGCCCGTAGATTTCCTGGCTGATATCGGCCACCCGCAGGTGGCACACACTGCCGGCCTTGAACTGATGCTCGTCCTTCCAACCGCGCACCTGGTAGTAGGTGACCAGGTCATTGCCCCGACGCATGTACTTGGCCAGGCATGGCAGCAGGCCGATCGCCTGCCGCAGCATGTTGTCCCGCTTCTCCAGGTACAGATTGCCTGACCACCCCCAGTCCATGACGATCTGCTCGAACGCCTGCCTGCTCAGCAGTCGGTGCGGAACGAATGTGCGAGCCAGCGCGTTGCGCTTGAAGATCAGACCCGACTGCAGGTAGACGCTCGCCTTCGACGACTTCGCCAGGCCATCCAGCGAAACCGGGGGCTCGTACCAACGTCCGTTGGACCAACACTCCAGGTAGTCGAGAATCTCCCTGCCATCGAGCACCGGTACCGGATCGCCAAAGGTGAACGCCATTGGTTGACCGCCTCCGGTCTTGACCAGGAGCTCACCTTCGGTGGCTGGCGAGGTGGTGGGCTGTTCCTGGGTGCTGTTCATCAGTAGATCTCCATAATGCCGGTGTTGGCCACGGTCTGACCCTCCAGCGGCTCGTTGTGCAGTGCATGAAAGAGTGCCCACGCCAGATCAGCGTGGCCGGTGTTGTCGGTGCGTCCAGCGGTGTAGGTGAACTGCCGCCCGCCTGGGGTAACAGTCTTGCGGATGGCCATCAGCGATTGCGCCACGTCCGTCCAACCGGCATCGAACTCCAGCCGCCCCTTGCTGATCACGTCCCAGGCCTTCATCACCAGACGGGTCTTGACCTCCGGGTTGTAGGAGAAGGTGCGCAACGCCGGGAAGAACGGACGCACCAGCTGCGCCACGGCACTGCCCAGCCCGGTCGTGTCGATCCCGATGTAGGTCACCCAATAGCGCAGCGTGACCTGACGAATCGTCTCGGCCTGGGCGGTGAAGTCCATCCCTCGGAACTGGTGCCGCTCCAGGATCCTGAACTTTCCGCCCGGTACCAGCGGTGGCGCCACTACGATGAGTCCGGCGGTGTCGCCCGTCTCAGCAGGGTCGTACCCCACCCAAACCTGCCGATCGGCAAAGGGTCTGGCCGCGAATGGCTTGTAGTCCTCCCAGACCGACCAGCTGTCCACCATGCAGGGCTGCAGCATGTTCAGCGGGAAGATGCTCGCGCCGTCGTCGACGAACTGGCACATCAACAGGTTCTGGAATGCCGCGGCGTCGTACTCCAGCCGCAATTCGTCGATGTCGAACAGGTCGCAGCCCCGCTCTTCCGCGTCCAGGATGGTGACAATCTGCCGCCAGATCCGGTCGTCGCAGAGCTTACCCTGCTGCAGCACGTCGTGGCTGACATCCAGTTTCAGGTGCTGGGCGCTGGGCTTGCCCTTGTTGAACCGTTCACCGGTCCAGAAGGTGTAGGCCTCATGCGCCATCGAGCTCGGCGTCGAGAAGTAGGTCCGGCGGTACAGTTTCTGCATCGCCATGCCGGACGCGACCTTGTTCAGTTCATTGAACTTGAAGGTCCAGAAGAATTCGTCGAAGTAGAAGTTGCCGTGGTAGCCCTGGGCCGTCCTGGCGTTGGTGCCGAGGAAGTGCAGCTCGGCCCCGTTCGGCAGGATGATCGGATCACCGGTGAGCTCGACGCCTACCGTGTCCCGCGCGAACGCCTGGATGTAGGCCTTGAAGATATGCGCCTGGGCCTTGCTGGCCGACAGGAAAATCTGGTTGCGCCCGGTGGTCAACGCATCGATCAAGGCCTCGCGGGCAAAGTAGAAGGTTGCCCCGATCTGCCGGCTTTTCAGAATGGCGCGAGTGCGCTGATTGCCCGCCCGGTACCAGTCTTTCTGGTAGTCGAAGCACCCTTCTAGAAATGCCTCGACCAGCTTCTCGACCAGTTCCTCTGGGATGTCGTTGCGTTTGGGCTTACGCTTCTCCTCGGCGTTGCGCTTGGCCAGCTCAGGGTTGAGATCCGTCTCGGTGCCGCCCTCCTGGTAGCGCTGGATTCGGGCCTGACGCTCCAGTTGCCGGTGGAGCAGGTCGATTTCCTTGAAATCCGCACCAGACTTGGGGTCCTTGAGGAGCAGCTGTACCAGGCGGGCTTCGGTAGCCGCCTGGATACGCTGCAGCGGTGTGGCCCGGTCCCATTCGTCGCGGGCCTTCCAGCTGTGAAGGGTCTTCTCCTTCTCGCCGATCAGCTCGGCGATCTCGCACACACGGTAGCCCTGCCAATACAGGTGTTTGGCATGGCGGCGGTGATCGGTTGGCAATTCGCAGATAGCGTTCATGCCGCAGATGCTGCCGTTCGCGCGCGCGGGGCCCTAACGGCGGGCCCTGTAGGATTCCCCGCTACAACTCCCCCGCATTGCCGCGCCATCGCGCGATGCCGACCATGCCCTCATCGCCAGGCACAACGCCACCGCAATGAGGACTCCCAGCATGGCCGGCAAGACCGACACTCCAGCCAAGAAGTACCGCTCCAAATGGACCCGAATCGCCGTTGAAGGCGCCACCACCGACGGACGCAACATCGAGCGCAGCTGGATCGAGGACATGGCCAGCACCTACAGCCCCAACACCTACGGCGCCCGGATCAACTGCGAGCACATCAAGGGCTACTGGCCCGGTGGCGAGTTTGGTGCCTATGGCGACGTCCTGGCGCTGAAGGCTGAAGAAGTCGAAATTGCCGGCGTCAAGAAGCTGGCCCTGTTCGGTCAACTCCAACCCAACGATGCCCTGCTCGCCCTGAACAAGGCCGGCCAGAAGATCTACACCTCGATCGAAGTTCGACCGAAGTTCGCCGACAGCGGCAAGGCCTACCTGGTCGGCCTCGCCATCACCGACACCCCGGCCAGCCTCGGTACCGAGGCGCTGTCCTTCAGTGCGCAGCACGGCACCCTGACCAGCCGCAAACAGGACAAGGACAACTTATTCACCGCAGCCGAAGAAACCACACTGGAATTCGAAGAGTTCTCCGACGCCTCCAGTATGTTCACTGCGCTGAAAGAAAAAGTCGGCGAGCTGCTCGGCAAGACCAAGGACAAAGAAGGTAAGGACGCTGCCAGTTTCGCCGAATTGGGCGAGCTGATCGAATGTCTGGCCAACCATGGCAGCCAGCAGGCCGAAGCCTTCACCGCTGAACAGAAAGCCCGCCAGGAACTGCAAACCCGTTTTGAGCAGCTCGAATCCAAGTTCAGCGACCTGGTCAAGCGCCTGGGTGACACCGAAGACCACAGCCAGACGCCACGACCGCCGGCATCGGGCGGCAATGGTGCCCTGCTGTCTTCCTTCTAACCCGCCCGACCGATCACCGGAGAATCACCCATGCGTAACGAAACCCGACTCGTCTACAACGGCCTGCTGGCCCACATCGCCAAGCTGAACAGCGTGCCCAATGCTGCCGAGAGCTTCAGTGTTACCCCGTCCGTCCAGCAAGTACTGGAGACAGCTATTCAGGAGTCCAGCGACTTCCTCAAGCGCATCAACATCATCGGCGTCAACGACCAGGAGGGCGAAGCCATTGCCCTGGGTGTTAATGGCCCGACCGCCAGCCGCACCAACACCGCCGGCGGCAACCGCCGCAATCCGGCAAACGTGGCCAACCTGAAAAAGGACACCTACAGCTGCAAGAAGACCGACTTCGACACAGCCTTCCCCTATCAACTGCTGGATGCCTGGGCCAAGTTCCCCGACTTCCAGGTGCGCCTTGCCAACGCCATCGCTCAGCGCCAGGGTCTCGATCGCCTCATGATCGGCTTCAACGGCATCAGCGCCGCACCGGTCACCGACCGTGCCACCAACCAGTTGCTGCAGGATGTAAACGTCGGTTGGCTGCAGAAGATCCGCATCGCTGCCCCGGAACGCGTACTCGACGAAGGCGCTACCCCGGGCAAGGTCACCGTGGGCGCCACCGGCGACTACAAGACTCTTGACGGTCTGGTCTTCGATGCCGTGCAGATGCTGGATCCGTGGCACCGCAAGCGCCCTGACCTGGTGGTCATCGTCGACCGCGCGTTACTGCATGAAAAGCAACTGGCAGCCGTGGAAAAAGGGGCGGCCTCCAACCAGGAAGAAAACGCTGCAGACGAAGTCGTCACCAAGGGACGCCTGGGTGGCCTGAAAATCGAAGACGCCCCGTTCTTCATCGAGGGCGGCGTTCTGGTCACCACCCTGGCCAACCTCGCCATCTACTGGCAGGAAAGCGCGCGCCGCCGTCACCTGAAAGACGAGCCGGAATACGACCGCATTGCCGACTACCAGTCCTCCAACGACGCCTACGTCATCGAAGACCTCGGCCTGGTCGCCTTGGTCGAAAACATCGAGCGGGTGTAAGCCATGGCCCTGACCCTTGCCCAACGCAACCAGCTGCGCAAGCGCGCAGCCCAGGAGGCGGCAGCCGTCGCCCCTGCCGCCCTGATGGAAGGCGCCACCGGCTATGAAGTGATGCTCGCCGCACTGCAGCAGGATCAGTTCCGCCTGAAGCAGGTGCAATCCCAGGAGGGCAAGGCACAGCTCAAGGTCGAGATGCTGCCGGCATACGTGCCCTACGTGGACGGCGTGCTCTCGGCAGGCCAAGGCGCCCAGGACGACGTGCTCACCACCCTGATGGTCTGGCGCTTCGACGCGGGCGACTTCGGCGGCGGATTGCATATCGCTGAATACGTGCTGCGCCACGGGCTGAAGATGCCGGACCGTTTCAACCGCACTACCGGCTGCCTGGTGGCAGAGGAAGTGGCGACAGCGGCGCTCAAGGCCCAAAAGGCTGGAAGCACCTTCGCCCTGGACATCCTCACCACCACTGCGGTGCTGACTGACGACCAGGACATGCCGGACGAGGTCCGCGCCAAGCTGACTCTGGCCCTTGGCCGCGCCACCCTGGAAGGCATCACCGACGAAAACCCTGGGCAGCCTGGCCAGTTGCAAGCAGGCATCGAACTGCTCAAGCGCGCCATCGAGCTGCACAGCAGCTGCGGCGGCAAGAAAGACCTGGAGCGCGCCGAGCGCCTCCTCAAGAAACACGCTGGTCCGACCAGCTAACCGAGCGTCCCCACGCACCCGGCGGCTCGGGGCGGATCAGCAGGCTTACTCCTTGGCTCAGCTGTGAAGCCCCGACCACCGCCGACCTATTCGAGCGACAAGCATGAGCGGATTTATCGCCGGTGGCATTCCAACCACTGCCTTCCCGATCAGCAACGGCACCTTCTGGCCAGAGATCAACGGTCAGCACTTGCGCGCCGCCATGCGCATCACCGACGCCGTGACCGACGACCGTCTGGAGGTTGCGGCGGTCAACGCCATGATCGAAGCCAACCGGGAGCTTGCCGGCTACCGGGATGCACAGCAGGCCCAGGGCCATGCCGCCCTGGCCGACGTACCGGCGGAGCCGATCAAAGGCGAAAGTCAGTTACTGCACCTCTACCGCCGGGTCATTTATTGCAACGCCCTGGCCGAGCTGGTGGAGCGTTACAGCAGCTTCGATGCCACCAACAGCGGCGAGAAGAAGGTCACCGAGGAAGAAACCAGCGCCGACCAGCTGCGCCGCGATGCCCGCAAGGCGTTGCGGACTCTGCTCGGCATCAGCCACACCACCGTGGAGCTCCTGTAATGGAAAGAGTGAAGGTCATCGACTGGAACGAGATTTCCCGTCTCGGCCTGCTCGAACGGATCAACCGCGAAATCATGCACCCACTGGGCTATGCCGTGTGCCGTCAGGTTGAGACCGGAATCTCTCCCGGCGCCTTGGTCTCCTCCGATGGCACCTGGTGCTATCCAGACAGCGACACCAAGGAGGGTGAGTGATGCCCGCTGTGATCGCCAACCAGGGCGACACTGTGGATGCCATCTGCTGGCGTTTCTACGGTCGCACCGCCGGCGTCACCGAGGCGGTGCTTGAGGCCAACCCCGGCTTGGCCGATCACGGCACCACTATCCCGCACGGCACGCAAATCACCCTGCCCGATGCCGCGCCACAAGTTGAACAACGCCAGGTGGTGAACCTATGGGACTGACCACCACCAACAAAAGGACCCCGTGCCATGGCTGATCCGACTTCCAGCTCCATCACCGGCCTGCTGATGGGCCTTGGCCTGGCCACCGCCGTGCCTCAAATCGATGGCGAGGCGCTGTTCGGCGCCCTCCTCGGCGCCTGGCTGGTGACCAGCATCAAACGCGATCTCAAGGCCTGGCAGCGGCTAGGTTCGCTGCTGCTCTCGGCCGGCGTGGGCTACCTGTTCGCGCCGGTGGCCCTGAAGATCGCGCCGATTATCAACAGCGGCGGCGCCGCGTTCGCCTGCGCCCTGGTCGTGATCCCGATCAGCATCAAGGCCATGCTCTGGGTCGAGCAGGCCGATCTGTTCGACATCCTGCGCCGCATCAGAGGGGGGAGCTGAGATGTCCATTGTCGCCCTGGTCATTCCGCTGATCACCGCCAGCGCCTACTTGTTTGGCGCCCTGCGGTTGGCCTGCTACAGCCGAGGCAATGCCCGCTACCGGCGCGGCATCTCTCTGCTGGCCAGCCTGTTCGGCGCCGCGCTGTGCATGAGCGGCCTTGAGCTGCTGCTGTACCGCCCACCGGTAAGCCTCTGGCAGGCCGTGACCGCCGTACTGCTCTGCACCCTGATTTATCGATCACGCGGCAATGTCGCCGCCCTGCTGAGGCCAAGCGTATGACCCTCACCCTGCGCCACGGCGACCGTGGCCAAACCGTCAGCCAACTGCAAAAGCAGCTCAACCAGGCCGGTGCCAAGCCTGCGCTGGTCGTCGACGCCGACTTCGGCGACGCCACGGAAAAGGCGGTGCGCGCCTTCCAGGCCAAAGTCGGCCTGGTCAACGACGGCATTGCCGGCAGCAAGACCCTGGCGGCCCTGACCGGTGCCGATTGCCGCCTGCTGCTGGGCAACGCCACCCTGGCGGCGGGCGCCGAGCGCCTGGGCGTCGAGCTGGCCTCGATCTATGCCGTCAACGAGCTAGAGAGCCACGGCCAAGGCTTCCTGGCCAACGGCAAGCCGAAAATCCTGTACGAGCGGCATGTCATGTACCAGCGCTTGGCGATGCCACGCAACGAGGGTGACGACGTCGTCGAGCTGCAGCGCCATGCCGATGAACTGGCCACCGCCTACCCGCAACTGGTCAACCCCCGCCCGGGTGGCTACATCGGCGGTACCGGCGAGCACCAGCGCCTGGCCCAGGCCCGTATGCTCGATGCCGACCGAGCCGCCGAGTCTGCGAGCTGGGGGGCTTTCCAGATCATGGGCTACCACTGGCCGCGTCTGGGCTATGCAAGCCTGGCTGACTTCGTCACCCGGATGCACCAGGACGAACGCGAACACTTCGAAGCCTTCGTCCGCTTCATTGAGTCGGATCCGGCGTTGCACAAGGCGCTCAAGGGCAAGAAGTGGGCGCAGTTCGCCAAGCTCTACAACGGCCCGGCCTACGCCAAGAACCTCTACGACGTGAAGCTTGAACGCGCCTACGAACGGCACGCCACCTGCGGCTGCACCCTCGCCGCGTAACCCGCCACCAGCAGTCCAGGAGTCCCCATGATCGACATTGCCCAGATCCGCAAGCACAGCCCCCAAGATGGTGACGTCTTCGTTTTGCCCGAGGGTACCGACCACCAGGACGCCCAGGCCTTCGCCGAGGCCTTGCATGTGGCGTGCCCGGGCGTGAAGTGCCTGGTACTCACTACCGATGTTCAGCGCCTGGATGTCGCCGCGATGAACGCCGCCGGCTGGTACCGGCCGTGATCGATCTGCGGCAGGCCGGATTGACTGTAGCGGTGGTAGCTGCGCTGGCCCTGCTGTTCTGGGGCCAGCATCAGCGCCTTGAAGTGGAAAAGGCCAAGTCCGCCAACGCCGTAGAGCGCCTGCAGACAATCCAGGAGCGCAGCGATCGCCAGACCGCCACCATCGTTCGCCTCGACGCCGAGGCGAAGGCCGAACGCGCCGCCCAGACCGCCCTGCGGACCACCCAGAACCAACTGCGCCAGAACCTGGCCGACAGCCTCAACCAGATTCAGGAGCTCGAACATGAGAACGATGAACTTCGCGATTGGTCCCGCCAGCCTCTGCCTGCTGTTGCTCGCCGGTTGCGCGAGCGCCCCGCCATCACCGGCGCCGCAGATTATCGTGACTGGCTGTCCCGCCGTCGTGCCCTGCAGCCTGCCACCGGCGGCACCGATCGGTAACGGCGAGTTGCTGCGCGATGCCGAAGAGGTGGAAGCCGCCTGGGCTGACTGCGCCGCCCAGGTCGATACGGTGTACCAGGCGCAACAGAAGGCCCCTCGTCCATGAACAAGCCCGATTCCCTGCGCAACCACCTACTTGCCGCCGTGCCAGGATTGCGCAATGACCCCGACCGCCTGCTGGTGTTCATCGACAACGGCACCGTCCGCAGCACAGCAGCGGTGGGTCTTTCATTCGAGTACGCCTACACCCTCAACGTGATGCTGACGGACTTTGCCGGACACCCAGATGCGCTGATGATTCCCCTGCTGGCCTGGTTGATGGTCAACCAGCATGAGCTGATCGCCAATCTGGAAAAGGGCAAGGAAGCCATCAGGTTTGAAGCCGACGTCCTGGACAACAGCAAGGTCGACCTGTCGATCGAGCTGGCCCTCACCGAACGGGTGATCGTCAAGAAACAGGACGACGGCACGTTGCAGGTCAGCCATCCGGACGAACCTCAGCTTGAGCCGTTCCTACCGGCCGGGGACTGGAAGCTGTACGCCGGCGGTGAACTGCTCGCCGAATGGCAGAGCACCGCCCAGGACGGCGGCGATATCGCCGGCTCGCACCCCCGCCGTCATGGCTGATAACCTCAACGCCTTGGAAGACTGGGCCGGCGCCTTGCTGGCCAAGCTGGAGCCGAGCGCCCGCCGCAAGCTCAACCAGGAGATTGCCCGGGATCTGCGCCGCAGCCAGCAGCAGCGCATCGCCGCACAGCGCAACCCTGACGGCACCCCTTACGCCAAGCGCAAGCCGCGTCAGCTGCGTGGTAAGGTCGGCCGGATCAAGCGCCAGATGTTCACCAAGCTGCGCCAGGCCAAACACCTGAAACTGCAGAGCACACCGAACTCGATCGCCATTGGCTTCCTGGCCCGCACGGCCCGCATCGCCCGGGTCCACCAGGAAGGCCTGCGTGATCGCCCAGGCAAGGGCGCAGCTGACATCCAGTACGAGCGCCGCGAGCTCCTGGGCTTCAGCCCGGCAGACATCGAGCTGATCCGCGACCGCCTGCTCGAACACCTCACCCGCTGACCCTGCCGCTGTAACAAGGCCTCCTACAAGCTGCGCGCCGTGCGCTTCACGCGCGCGCATCGCAGCATCACCGGCATGAACATCGCCGAACTCGCTCGTCTCATCGAAAACCTTGTCCGCCTCGGCACCGTCGAAGCGGTCCAGGTGCAGCCGCCCCGCGTCAAAGTGAAAAGCGGCAACATCGTCACCGCCTGGCGGCCGTGGCTGAGCCTGCGTGCCGGCGCTGACCGCGAATGGGACCCGCCCACCATTGGCGAGCAGGTCGTACTGTTGAGCCCGTCAGGGCTACTTGCCCAGGCCGTCGTGCTCACCGGCCTGTTCAGCGACCACAACCCGGCCAACGGTGACCGCGAAGGCCTGCACCGCCGCACCTACCGCGATGGAGCCGTGATCGAGTACGACAGCGTCGCTCACCAACTGCGCGCCATCCTCCCCGAGGGCGGCGTCACCGATATCACCAGCACCGGCGGCATCAACATCACCGGTCCGATCAACCACACCGGTGATTACACCCAACAGGGCAACCAGCAGGTTACTGGCACCGTGACCGTGTCCGATGACGTGGTTGCCGGCGCCGACGGCATCAGTCTGGTCAAGCACCGCACCTCCGGCGTTATGCCTGGACCAGGTGAATCAGGAGCGCCCGTGCCATGACCGGTATGAATGCCCAGACCGGGCGCGTGATCTCCGATCGCCTGCACCTTGCGCAGTCAATCGCCGACATCCTCACCACCCCGATCGGCAGCCGCGTCATGCGCCGAGATTACGGGAGCCAGCTGGTCGACCTCATTGACTGGCCGCTGAATAACGCCACGCGCCTGCAGGCATACGCCGCGACCGCTACGGCCCTGATGCGCTGGGAACCACGCATCCGCCTCAGCCGCGTGCTGTTGAGCCTGGGTGACGTACCTGGGCAAGCGATCCTCGACGTTGAAGGCTCACTCACAGACAGCAACGAGCCGTTGAACCTGCGCATTCCATTGAACCTGGGGGCTGGGGCATGAACACGTTCACCCCGATTGACATCAATTTGCTGCCTGCCCCGCAGGTGGTGGAACAGATCGACTACGAGCAAATCCTCAGCGAGCGCAAAGCGTCCCTGGTCAGCCTCTGGCCGGTCGATGAGCAGGCCGGCATTGCCGCCAGGCTTGCCCTGGAGTCGGAACCCCTGACCAAACTGGTGCAGGAGAATGCTTACCGGGAAATGGTATGGCGCCAACGGGTCAATGAAGCGGCACTTGCCACCTTGCTGGCCAAAGCGGCAGGGAACGATCTTGACCAGGTAGCAGCCAACTACAACGTGTCCCGGCTTGTCGTCACCCCGGCAGCTCCCACTGCTACCCCGCCTGTCGCCGCCATCATGGAATCGGACGACAGCCTGCGAGAGCGCGCCCAGATGGCCTGGGAAGGATTGTCGACCGCAGGCCCGCGCAACAGCTACATCCTCCATGCCCGCAGCGCCGAGGGCAGCATTGCGGATGCCACGGCAGAAAGCCCTTCGCCAGCGGTTGTCGTCGTGACTGTTCAATCGCTCCTGGGCGACGGCAGCGTCGAAGCCGAAGTGCTTGAGATCGTTCAGCGCTATTTGAGTGATGATGACCGGCGCCCTGTCGCCGATCGGCTCACTGTTCAATCCGCCCAGGTGATCACCTACGCGGTCGAGGCAACGATCTACCTCTCTACGACCGGCCCGGAATCCGAGCCAATCCGGGCAGCCGCGGAAGCCAAACTGAACGCTTTTGTCGGTCAGCGGCGGCGCTTGGGCGTCGAGGTTTCAGAGTCGGCCATATTCGCCGCGCTGCATGTGGAAGGCGTCCGCAAGGTCGAGCTCGCCGGTTGGGTCGACCTGAAACCCACCCCCGCCCAAGCGGCCTACTGCGAAAGCGTCAGCGTCAAAGTCGGAGCGTCGGAATGACCGCCCTGCTGCCGCCCAACGCCAGCCAGCTGGAACGCCTGGCCGCTGAGGCGCTTGCACAGATCGACCAGGTGCCAGTCCCGGTCAGGGATCTGCTGAATCCTGATCGCTGCCCGGTAGCGATGCTCCCGTACCTGGCCTGGGCGTTCTCTGTCGATCGCTGGGATGCCAACTGGGGCGAAGCAACGAAGCGGCAGGTGATCAAGTCGTCCTACTACGTCCACTCGCGCAAGGGCACCATCGGCGCGTTGCGGCGGGTGATTGAACCGCTGGGCTATCGGATCAAGGTCAACGAATGGTGGGAGACCCAGCCCGAAGGCACCCCCGGCACGTTCTCGCTTGACATCGAAGTGCTCGATGCCGGCATCAGCGAGGCCACCTTCGAGCTGCTCAATGCCCTGATCGGGGATGCGAAGCCGCTGAGCCGCCATGTTGCCGAGCTGAATCTTATCGGCGTCGTCGCCGGCCCGTTGACGGTCGCCACGACCCTGCAGGATGGCCACGAAACTTCCATCTATCCCTACGCCCCCCGGCAAATCGAAAGCGCGGGCCAGGTCTTCTTCAGCGTTGCCATTTACGACGGCGACTCAACCTCCATTTTCCCGAAAGCCCCGGCGGCTATTGAGTCGCAGATCTCGATCAACGCCGCATCCACGATCGTGAGTATCGACACGGTCGCGGTATACCCCCAAGTTTAGGAGCAGGCATGGCTAGCTATTTCACTCTTTTGACCGCTGTTGGCGCAGCAAAACTGGCCAATGCAATCGCGTTGCAACAAGACTTCACCATCAGCCAGATGGCCATTGGCGACGGTGGAGGCTCGATGCCCGTGCCGAGCACTTCGCGCACTGCCCTGGTCAACGAGGTGCGGCGCGGCCCGGTCAATCGGGTCGAGAAGGACGCCAACAACCCGGCCTGGGTGGTGGTTGAACAAGTTCTCCCACCTGAAATCGGCGGGTGGACCATTCGCGAGGTCGGCCTCTACGACGCTGACGGGGATCTCGTCGCGTACGGCAACTACCCGGAAACGTACAAACCTGTACTCGCCGAGGGCAGCGCCAGAACGCAAACCATCCGCTTCATCGCCGAGGTGGGAAGTGCTGAGGCCGTTACCCTCAAGGTTGACCCCTCGATCGTGCTGGCCACCCGCGAATGGGCTGAACAGCAGGCCGCAGCAAAGGTCCTGGCTCATGACCAGGACCCCACAGCTCACATCGGAAACCACCCGATGGGCATGGGAATGCTCATTGGTCGGATGCGTGCCGGCGAGGCCGTCAAGATTGCCTTCTATGGCGATAGCACGACTGATGGCGTGGGCACATCCGGATGGACCGCAAACCCGCTGACCGGTAACTCGGCGATCGGCACCACTGACCATGGCGCAGCTGGCGGGTACAACGCCTTCCCGCGTCGTCTGCAAGAGCTGCTGCGGTTGTTCTACGCCAACGACCAGGTCCGCTGCTACAACGCTGGCTACAGTGGTAAGCGCATGGACAACGGTTGGGCGATGGAAAACCTTGATGCTGCGGTGTTAAAAAGCCCGGTTTACAAGGACTGCGACGCCGTGGTGGTGGCTTTCGGGCTCAATGATGCCGCACAGGCGGGTAGCCGACTGAATCAGCACGTGGCTGAAAGCAGAAAGGTGATCGAGGCCATTCTCAAGGCCGGAAAGCTACCGATCCTGATGTCGGCAGACGCCCACTGGCGTAGCCATGATGACTTTGACAACACCGGAAATAACTACGAAAACACCGAAATCTCCGAGATGAATGCTGCCAAGCGGGCACTGTGCACGCAGTACGGCATTCCTTACATCGAAATGCACGACCGCCAGCGCGACTGGATGAACCGCAATGGAGGCGCCACCTGGTGGCGCAAGGTCGCTCCTGACGGGCTGCATGCGAACAACGAGGGCCATCAGATCAAGGCCTGCATCCTCGCGGAGCAGCTCATCCCCGAGCTGTACCGCGTGGGCCGTAACTTCCTGGAGCGCATCAACTGGCAGGACTCCCGCACCCGGTACCCTTATGCCCATGAAACGTACTTCGCACCGATCGTGGACTCGGCATCCATCCAGAACAACTTCCAGGTGACACCAGGCCGTTTCGTACCAGGCGCGGTGCTGCTGGATGCGTGGGTATGGTGTGAAGAAGGCGACTTGCCTTTGCTGCACCGGATGATTTCGGACTCCGGACAGGGGCACACTGACCTGACCATCGCCGAGGTCGGAAGGATCAAGATCTACCACCTGGGCGGAGCAGATCCGTCGGTGCCGATCTACGACAAAGAGGTCAACGGCGCGGGGACAGCGGCTTACATCAACCATGTTTTCGACCGCCCTTGCCGGCTGCTGCGTCTGCCCTACGGATTGTGCCGAATCACGTTGACAGCGCCCGGGAAGACCCTCAGCCGGAACCTGTTCGGCGGCCACTTCGAGATCAACCCCAGCTACAAGATGATGGAAAAGAAGCCATTTTTCCTCGGTGATCTGGGTGACGTATCGCTGCTTAAATCGCCGGTTTGGCAGCAGAACCTGATTGAGCGCGCGGGCCCGCACAAGTACACCGTGAACGTGCCTACTGCTGGTCGGTTCGTCTACGCGGCCCGCGAGGAACGGGACGGGTCCAACACCGTAGATTTCGGGGTACCAGGTCAAAAGCGAGAGATCTACCTCCGGGCCAAACTTTCTCCTGGTACTGGTGTCATGCTGTTCGCCGGCCCGTCTTACCGTGAAAACGGGGAGATCACCACCAACGAAGGCGCCTTCTTCGTGTTCAGGCCTGCTACGACCGGTGTCGTTCGCCTCTATGTCTATGGCGATGAGGGCTCGATTCCAGTACTTGGCGAGGGCACAGTATCGACTGGCCTGGTCAACGATCTACTGGAATGTGTGCTCGTCTTCGAGCGAGCCCTCACTGGTGAGCAAATCGTTCGTCTCTACGAGGGCGCGAAGGCGAGCGGCACACCTCTGATCTCATGGACCTCAGGCGCAGGGCTCTGTGGTCCATGGGCCGGCACTATGGGTGGTGCGTACTTCAATATCGTGCAGTCGTATGTGAACACCGACGTGTCGGTGGAGATCCTGGAAATGGTCGCCCGCCACTACGGATGACCTTTTGGCTCCCAGTAGGCCTCGCTTCGGCGGGGCCTTTTTGTTCGGGCTTGTAAGCCTGGCTCCTACAGCTCGCCAAGCTCGCAGCTTCTGTGCGCGCGCATCAATCTCAGGGCTCACTGAATTGCGATCCTGCGCAGGAGCCGCCACATGGCAACCGATTATCACCACGGCGTTCGCGTCCTCGAAATCAACGAGGGCAGCCGCCCTATCCGTACTGTCGCCACGGCTGTGGTTGGCATGGTCTGCACTGCCAGCGACGCAGACGCCACTGTTTTCCCGCTCAACAAGCCGGTCCTGCTGACCGACGTACTGACCGCCTCGGGCAAGGCCGGCGAAGCCGGCACCCTGGCCCGAAGCCTGGATGCGATCGCCGACCAGGCCAGTCCTGTCACCGTCGTGGTACGGGTGCAGGAAGGCACCAGCGAAGCGGAAACCACCACCAACATCGTCGGCGGCGTCACGCCAACCGGTCAGTACACCGGGCTCAAGGCGCTGCTGGCCGCTGAAGCCCAGCTCGGTGTGAAGCCGCGCATCCTCGGCGTACCGGGCCTGGACAACCTGGCCGTGACCACCGAACTGGTGGCCATCGCCCAGAAACTGCGGGGCTTTGCCTACGCCAGCTGTTTCGACTGCGAGACAGTCTCCGAGGCACTGGCCTACCGCGAAGGCTTCGGCGCTCGCGAGCTGATGCTGATTTGGCCAGACTTCATCAACTGGGACACCGCCACCAGCAGCGCCCAGCCGGCCGCCGCCGTAGCCCGGGCCCTGGGCCTGCGCGCCAAGCTCGACGAGCAAGTTGGCTGGCACAAAACCCTGTCCAACGTGCCGGTCAACGGTGTGTCGGGTCTGTCAAAGGACATCTTCTTCGACCTGCAGAACCCGGCCACCGACGCCGGCCTGCTGAACGCCGACGAGGTCACCACCCTGATCCGTCGTGAGGGCTTCCGCTTCTGGGGCTCGCGCACCTGCTCGGCTGACCCGCTGTTTGCCTTCGAGAACTACACCCGCTCGGCGCAGGTCCTGGCCGACACCATGGCCGAAGCGCACTTCTGGGCGGTGGACAAGCCAATGCACCCAAGCCTGGTACGCGACATCGTCGAAGGTATCAACGCCAAGATGCGCGAGCTGGTGCGCAATGGCTACCTGCTGGGCGGCGAGTGCTGGTACGACGAGGCAGCCAACGACAAGGACACCCTCAAGGCCGGCAAGCTGTACCTGGACTACGACTACACCCCGGTTCCGCCGCTGGAGAACCTGCTGCTGCGCCAGCGCATCACCGACCGCCACCTGGTGCAGTTCGCTGCCGCCGTCAACGCCTGATCCCATTTGCCCGCGCGGCCCCGGCCGCGCCGTAGGAGAGCCCGACCATGGCCCTGCCCAAGAAACTCAAACACCTCAACCTGTTCAACGACGGCAACAGCTACCTGGGCGTGGCCAAGTCGGTCACCTTGCCCAAACTCGGCCGCAAGTTCGAGGCCTACCGTGGCGGCGGTATGGAAGGCCCGGTCAAGGTCGACCTGGGCCACAGCGACGACGGTCTGCAGCTGGAATGGACACTCGGCGGTTGGGACCTGATCGCCCTGCGCCAGTTCGGTGCGGTGAAGGCGGACGGTGTGCAACTGCGATTCACTGCCTCGGTGCAGCGTGATGACACCGGCGAAGTCAGCGCCGTGGAGATCGTCACCCGTGGCCGCCACGAAGAATTGGACTTCGGCGATGCCGAACCCGGCGAAGACACCGAGCACAAGATCAACACCGCCCTCACCTACTACAAGCTCACCGTTGACGGCGAGGACATCGTCGAGATCGACCTGCTCAACTTCATCTACGTGGTTGATGGCAAAGATCTGCTTGAAGCCCACCGCAAGGCCCTGGGCATCTAACACCCTCTGCCGCCGGTGTCGCCGGTGGCCACCTAATCACCAAGGAGCAACCCCATGAAAACCACCGAAACCGCAGCACCTGCGAAGAACCTCAACGAAGAAACCATCGCCCTGGACACCCCGATCATCCGTGGCGAGACCCAGATCGACACCCTGACCCTGCGTAAACCCATGAGCGGCGAACTGCGCGGCGTCAGTCTGGTCGATCTGGCCAACATGGACGTACAGGCACTGCGCAAGGTCCTGCCACGCATCAGCAGCCCCTCCCTCACCGACATCGAGATCGGCCGCATGGATCCCGCCGACTTGCTCCAGTGCGGCGTGGCGGTCGGCAGTTTTTTGCTGAAGAAGTCGGACAGGGAAGCTGCCCTCGTTGCGTAGATGAGGCGATGGCCGACCTGGCCATTGTCTTTCACTGGGGGCCGGCGGACATGGATCCGCTGTCCCTTTCTGATCTGATGGAATGGCGCGAGCGGGCCATAACGCGCTGGGAGCAAACCCATGGCAAATGACCTGAAGATGGAAGTGGTACTCCAGGCCATCGACCGCGCCACCCGGCCTATTCGTGCCATCACCCAAGGCAGTGTTGGCCTCGGCCGGGCGCTCAAGCAGTCCCGCGACAAGCTCAAGCAACTGCAGGCCACCCAGGCGGATGTCTCCAGCTTCCGCCAGGCCAAGGCTGCCAGCCTTGAACAAGCGGCCGCCATGAAGGCCAGCCGTGACCGGGTCAGCCAGCTATCTGCTGCGTTGATGGCCCATGAGAAGACAGTCCGACCGCTACAAACCAGCTATGACCAGTTGATGGGCGAAACCACAGCGCTCAAAGATCGGCAAAAGGAACTGTCCCAGCAGGTGCGCCAGACGCGAGAATCAGCCCAAGCGGCCACCCAAGTCTGGAAGAACAATACTGCCCGCATCCGTGAACTGCGCTCACAGATCGCCAGCAGCGCCCAGCCCACGCAGAAACTACGCAACGAATACGACGCCCTGGTCACCAAACAGCAGGCCCAGCTGGAGACAGTGCGCCGGCTGACCGTGGTGCAGAAAGAGCTCCAGCAGCAACACCGCGCCACTGCCGACAGTGCCCGCCAGCAGAGAGAGCGCATGTCGGAACTGGCCGGGCAGCTCCAGGAGGCCCGGGCCCCGATGCAGGGGCTCAATCAGGACTATCGCACCGCCGTGCGTGAGGCCCAGGCACTCAAGACCAAGCACAGCGCACAAGCTCAGACACTCCAGGGGCTACGGGATAAGCTGCGTGCCGCCGGCATCAACACCAAAAGCCTCAGCGATGGTGAGCGCCAGCTACGCCAGTCCATCGCCAGCACCACCCAGGCAATGGGTGAGCAGGAGGCCCGGCTTAAGCGGCTGGCTGCCCAGCAACGGCAGATGGCGGCAGCAAAACAGAGCTTCGAGAAGTCGCAGGCACTGGCCGGCAGTATGGCGGCGGGCGGCGCGGCTGGACTGGCCAGCGGCTATGCCATGTCCAGACCGCTGCAGGGCATGGTGGACGCCTTTGCCCCAGCCGAAGACGCGGCCACCCAACTAAAAGGCTCCATGATGGACGGCACCGGCCAGGTCTCTGAAGACTTCAGGAAAATTGCCGACTTAGCCACCAGCCTGGGCGACCGCTTGCCGGGTACCACCGCCGACTTCCAGAACATGATGACCATGCTGCGCCGCCAGGGTTTGAGCGCACAGAGCATCCTCGGCGGTACCGGGGAGGCGGCTGCGTACCTGGGCGTTCAGCTGAAAATGCCGGTGGAAGAAGCTGCCGAGTTCGCGGCCAAGATGCAGGACGCGACCCGCACCTCGGAAAAAGACATGATGGCGCTGATGGATACCATCCAGCGCGGGTTCTACAACGGTGTTGACCCGACCAACATGCTCCAGGGCTTCAGCAAAACCGCCCCAGTCATGGACATCATCAAGAAGTCGGGCATCGACGCGGCCAAGGAGCTGGGCCCCCTACTGGTGATGATGGACCAGGCCGGCATGGAGGGCGGCGCAGCGGGTAACGCCTACCGCAAGATCTTCCAGGCCGGCCTGAACAAGGACGGCGTCGATGACGTCAACAAGAACGCAGCCCTGAGCCAACGCGGGATCCAGCTCAACTTCACCAACAAGGACGGCAACTTTGCCGGGCTTGAAAACCTCTACAACCAGATCGAGAAACTCAAGGTCCTGAACGATGAGGACCGCACTGCCGTGATCAAGGACTTGTTCGGCGACGACTCCGAGACCATGACGGTGCTCAACACCATGATGAACAAGGGGCTGGCAGGCTACCAAGAGGTGCAGCAGAAGCTGCAGAACCAGGCCGACCTGCGCGCTCGCGTCAACGAGCAGCTCAGCACCCTGACCAACACCATCGAAGCCGCTCAGGGCAGCTGGACGAATGCCATGTCTGAGATCGGCGCCACCATCGCACCTCAGCTCAAGGAGCTCATCAACGGCATCGGCGGTGTCGCAGTCAAGGTCAAAGAGTGGGTAAGCGCCAACCCCGCATTGACCGCAGCCATCTTCAAGACTGCGGCGGGCCTGGCCATATTGCTGGCTGCCGGTGGTGGCATTTCCATCATGCTGGCCAGCATGCTCGGCCCGTTCGCCATGGTGCGCTACGCCATGACCCTGCTCGGTATCAAGAGCCTCGGCGCCGTGACGGCCTTCAAAGCCTTGGGCACCGCCCTGCTCTGGGTGGGCAAGGCGGTGCTGTTCATCGGTCGCGCGCTGCTGATGAACCCGATCGGCCTGGCCGTCGCCGCGATCGCCGGCGCGGCGTACTTGATTTACACGTATTGGGAGCCGATCAAGACGTTCTTCATTGACCTGTGGAGCAAAATCCAAACGGGTTTCACTGCGGGGATCACCAGCATTCGCAACACGATCGCCGGCTTCAGTCCGATCACCCTGTTCAACAGCGCCTTCGCCGCCGTGGTGAACTACTTCACCGTTGAGCTACCGACCCAGTTCACCAGCTTCGGCGGCATGCTCATCGATGGCCTGGTCTCCGGCATCACCAGCAAACTCGGCGCTGTAAAGACGGCCATCACCGGCGCCGGGGAATCCACGATCGGCTGGTTCAAGGAAAAGCTCGGTATCCACTCCCCTTCCCGGGTGTTCGCCGAACTGGGTGGCTTCACCATGGCTGGTCTCGAACAGGGCTTGACGGGCAACCAGGGCGGGCCGCTGGGCGCCGTCACCAGCCTGAGTAAGCAGCTCACTGATGCGGGTGCATTCGCCATCGGCGCCAGCGCCCAGGGCATCGCTATGGACAACCGTCCGCCGCTGTCTGCAAGGCCGGGTGGAGGCCAAGCGGCCGGAGCCAGCGCTCAAGCGGCGCCAGTGGTCTTCAACATCTACCCGGCCGCAGGCATGGATGAGCAGGCCCTATCCCGGTTGGTGGCGGCCGAAGTGGCCAAAATCCAACGTACCAACCAGGCGCGCAGCCGTAGCGCGCTGTCCGATGGGGAGTAACCCGCCATGATGATGGCCCTGGGCATGTTCGTGTTCAGCCTGGAAACCCTTGCGTACCAGGAGTTCCAACGTCAGACCGACTGGCGACACGCCAGCACCTCGCGCATTGGTACGAACCCGGCGCGACAGTTTCTGGGCAAAGGCGATGACAGCATCACCTTGCCCGGCGTGCTGCTGCCCGCCCTGGCCGGCAGCCAACTGAGCCTCGACGCCTTGCGCATGATGGGCGACACCGGCAAGGCCTGGCCGCTGGTAGAGGGCACCGGGAGGATCTACGGCCTGTGGGTGATCGAGTCGCTCAGCGATACCCGCACCGTGTTCTTCCCCGACGGTGCCGCCCGCCGGATCGAGTTCACCCTCAAGCTGACGCGCATCGACGACGGCCGAGTTGATCTGCTGGGATCGCTGGTAGGTAGTGCCGGCAGCCTTCTGCGAGGTGTGCTGTGAGTCTCCTGGAACAAGCCGAGAACCTGCTCCAGGACGCGGCCAGCCAATACCGCAAGGCCGCCGCTTACCCGCAACCGATCTGCCGCGTGGTGGTCAATGGCCAGGACATCACCCACTCAATCGAGAAACGCCTGGTCAGCATCGAGCTCACCGATAACCGCGGCATGGAAGCGGACCAGCTCGACATCAACCTCAGCGACCATGACGGCCTGCTGGCAATTCCGCCACGCGGCGCCACCGTTCGACTGTGGCTGGGCTGGAGCGATACCGGCCTGGTCGACAAGGGCAGCTTCACCGTCGACGAAACCGAGCACAGCGGCGCCCCGGATACCCTCAGCATTCGTGCCCGCAGTGCGGACCTACGCGGCGGCCTCAAGACCAAACGTGAGCGCAGCTGGAGCGGTACCCTCCTGGGCACAGTAATCGGCTCGATCGCCGCTGCCCACGGCCTGCAGGCGGTGATCAGCCCGCTACTCGCGGCGATCCAGCTGGTGCATCTGGACCAGGCCAACGAGAGCGATGCCAACCTGCTGACTCGTCTGGGCCAGGAGCACGACGCCATCTCAGCGGTGAAGGCTGGGCGATTGCTGTTCATGCCGGCGGGCAAGAGCACCACCGCCAGCGGTAAGGCCCTGCCGCATGTGATGCTGACGCGCGCAGACGGCGACCAGCATCGTTTCCTGCAGGCCGACCGTGACAGCTACACCGGGGTCAAGGCGTATTACTACGAGATCAACAGCGCCGAAAAGAAGGAGGCCATCGCCGGCAGCGGCGACAACCTCAAGGAACTGCGGCACAGCTACACCGACCAGGCCAGTGCATTGCAGGCCGCCCGGGCCGAGTGGAAGCGCCTGCAGCGCGGTACCGCCACGCTGAGCTACACCCTGGCCAAAGGCCGACCGGAGCTGACGCCTGATCAGACGTACAGCCTCTATGGGGTCAAGGCTGAAATCGGCGCCATTGTCTGGCTGGGCGGCAATCTGCGTCACAGCTTCACCCCTGACCGTTTCATCACCAGCCTGGACTTGGAATCCAAGTTGCCCGACCAAGAAGAAGTCGAAGACCTGGTCGAGAAGAGCGTCGATTACACCGGCGTTACCGCAACCTATCGTGACGAAAAGGACGGCAGGCAAAAGACGGTCACGGCTGGGGACCAGACCAATCCACTGCGGCTCACCCATCTCTACGCCAGCAAGGGCAGTGCGAAGCGTGCAGTGGATCGGGAGTGGAAACGGTTGCAGGCCAGTAGCACCTGAGCACAAAAAACCCGGCGCTTGGCCGGGCTCTCTGCAATTACCTTACTTCGCCGACTGACGAAGCGCCTCTAAGATCCTCATCACATCCTCTCGCTGCTGATCGTTCAAGCTTCGCAGCAATTCCAGGAAAGACTGCTCAAGCTGGGTAAGGTTTTCCACTGTAGGATCTCCGTTTCCATGTGACGGCGCTCTAATCGATGGCACCCTTCGCCAGGTCGGGAACAACTAAAGCTATACAACCTCCCCCAGTTCAGCCCCTCTTATACAGCTGCCAACATTTCAGCAAGAATTGCCTGCCGCTTAAGTCTATCAGGTGATATCTCACCAAGCCCTTGGCAAATCTCTACAACCCTTGCATACGTCTCTGTTGCCTTCTGGCTGTGCTGCCCCATGACTTTAATAATCGCGTCCGCCTGCTGAAGCGCTTTTTTGGAATTGAGATTAACTTGATCCTTTCCACAAATTATCGCACGCACCACCGGCAACATATGCCATTTCAGACGTTTCAGGTTCTGCGGAATAGTGCTATTGGAAACCAGCAGATTAAAACGATACATGGCAACACAAGACGCATAAAAAACCGCCTCCTTAACATCATCAGCAAAGATCACATCCGTCAACTCATCATACATCTGCTTAGTATAACGAGAAGCCAGCTCAGGTCTATTGCAGAACATCGACGCAACGCACTTTGCAGTATTATGGAGGGTAAAAATTCTTGTAGCAGGAATATCCTGACCTACATACTGCCTATCACGCCGCTCTAGGTGAAGTCTACTTTCAGCCCCTTCATAAGTATTAAAATACTGCTCAACCCTCTTCACAATTGGTTTAAGAGAAAGGAACTGAGTGCCTTCAACCTTGCTCTGGCTATTTGTCGCCTTTACCAATTCTGAAAAAACGTCTTCAAGCTGAGTCTTAACCAGCTTAACGTTCACCATCACGTCATTCAATAGTTCTCTATTCTCAAAAAGAACGTTTGATGTCTGACACCCATTTACAATTTGGTAGTTTGTCAAATGCAGCGTGGTACCTTGCAGCTTTATTTCCGGACTAACAATCGTGATCCCATTATTCAAAACAGGAAACCTACTTGCTGAGTCCGAGGCAAGCGTAGCCGCTATAGACTGGTTAACCGGATTATCCTGACCAAGGAAAGAGCGGACGTTCTCCTCGAAAACCTGTGAACGAAGATTACCATCCTCCGTCGTTAGCAAATTCGACACGAAATCCTGAGCCCTCACAACTGCAAGATATGCCTCATCAATGCCATTGATAATTGGAAGTGCTGCAATACTAAACGCAGGCAGACTTGCATTCACACTAGAATAAGTACTAACCCAAAGCCTAGTAAGCTCGTCACGATCAATAAACTTCACGTCGATCTCATGAAACAACCCCAATCCTTCGAGCTGTACAACAAAATCCCGCAAAGCTGTTTCAAGCGCGTCTGGTTTTAGGTAAACGCCTGTTGTGATATAGCGCGCAATCAAAGATGGCTTACCATATCGAATTTTAGGAACTTCATTTAACGTAAGATCGAATATCTCTCGCGCATTAACAAGAACTGAATCCTCATTTGCATACGGAGTCTGAGAGGCAAATCTTAAAATCCCCTCCTTGAACTTTAAGAAATCACCAAGATCAAACGCCTCCGACCTTTTTGCCTGAACAAAAATTACGTCAACATCGTGATTTCTTTTCGGACCAGCAAATATGGCAGAACTATCGTCGACAGAAACCGCCACAGACTCATCAATTACAACAGCGACGCCATCTATCCCTTCATCCCCTGGCCCTGTCGTAACATCATCAAGGTCAAATGCCGAAGCAAATCTATTTGAAAGAACACAGTAAGTAGAAAATTTTTCAAACTGAACAGATTGCTCTTCAGCATTCAACCCAAAGCTAGCAACAAAACTTTTAAGATGAGACTCTACAATCCTATGCATACAACACCCCAGCCAAAATTGAAATCACGTATAGTTTAAATTGCGCGTAGAGGCCGGAGATTCAGGTACATACCACTCTCCCCCCATCCCTCTAGAGATCCATCTTTTTGGAGAATATAGTATTCACCAAATTTGTTATTAGGAATCTCAAGACGCAAACCACCTTCCGGCATCAACTTTGCCGCATAGCCTTTGGTGCTTCGGCCACCGCTCGCAAACAAGGAATCCATGAAGTAATTGCCATCTTTCTTGTAGAGGACCATCACATGGCCCAGAGCTCCGTCGCGCAGCCAACTGCCAACCTGCTCCGTGTAATCTGAGAGGTCCAGAGCAATTAGCGTTTGGTAGTCAGAGTGGCTCAAGCCGATCAGGTTACTCTTATATTCGGGCTCAAAGCTGACATTCGCCCAGAAGCTGGTGTAAGTTTGACCTTCAACACGGAAACCGATAAATGTCTTCTCTGCCTTGGCATCAGAATCATCACGGATCGCCTTGGACAGTTCAGCCAGTTCGGAATCGGTCAAGCGATGAGTCAACATTACCTCGACCTTGCGTGGTCGGCCTTCTCGGAAGTCATCTTTCACGATCGTGTACTTGATGGCGGGCTTTGCTGGCTGTTCGCTTTGCACTGCCTTTTGTGGCTTCGCCTCGATAATACCCATCGATACGGCAACGCCAGCGACCAACAAGCTTGCCATCCACCCAGCGGCACATCCCAGAACATGGCGGACTAGGAAACCCCGACCACTCTTGCGCATCTGTTTCACAAGCCACCACCAGACGCCGATGAACACCACCAGGGCAACTATCGCTACAACTCCATCCATTCAAATCGTCCTCGACTGATCGCTGGCCACCATGGCCCACGTGTTACTTCCATTGAGCGGGTGGCCCGCTGAGCGAGCACGCCTCGCCCTATCTACTTTGCTGAATACGCCTTAGCAAAGGCCTGCGCCGTTCGTAACAGCACTTCTCGATCAGATTCAGCCACTTGCTGATAGACCTCGAAAAACTCTTTCGCTTCTTGACTCAAGCATGTGCTCGGAAGCGCTTTGCGCTCTCCCGTCACGACGTAAAGCACGTCCACTCCCTTCTCAGCAACGGCCGCAAGGTAGGCAGCGTCGGGGCTCCGTTCACCTTTCTCGTAATTGAACTGGGAGGTCTTGGCTACCCCAGCAAAAGCGGCAAATTCCGCCTGGTTGAAACCCAGTCGGGCGCGCTCCTCTTTCAGCCTTTCGCCAATATTCAACAAAACGACCCCTTAAGACGTTGACGATTCAACATTTGTTGAATAGTCTTCCCCTGTCATCACACGAAATCACACGAAACGGAACTATGCACAACAGCTACCCCAGCGAGCAAGCATGCGAGCAGGCACGCCAACGGTTGGCCAACCAAGGATTATCGGCCAAGAGATGGGCGGAAATGCATGACCTCACACCCTCAACGGTATACGCCGTGCTCAATCGACAGAAAAAGTGCCTGCGCGGCGAATCGCATCGTGCCGCAGTGCTGCTCGGCATTAAAGACGGATCGCCCACAAACTAAGCCCCCCTGGCTCATGGAGGAAACCAGAACATGAAACGCCCCGTTCTAGAAACCCTGCGCCAGGTGGTAAGCGCCGTTGTCTGCGCTTATCCAGGTGGTCGCGAATGCGCGTCTGCTCGCCTCGGCTATGAGCTGAAGCGGTTCGATAACCATGTGTACGAGAACGCTGGCAGTCGTCCATTGAGCTACGACCAGATTCACCTGTTGGAGCGTGATGCTGGCACGACATTTCTACCGGAGTTCATTGCCACCCTGTACGGCGGCCTTTACGTACCACTGGCTGCGCCCGACACCTTGGATAATGTCGAGCTGTATACCCGCTCGGTGAACACTGCCGCCAAGCGTGGCGTAGTCGACCAAATCATCGCCAAGGCCCTTGCCGATAACGTCATTGAAGAAGCTGAGGCCAAAGCCATCCTGCAAGCGCACCGCCAGTACCAGGCCGCTCGCCATGCGGAGGTGATTGCCACGATCCAGTTGCACAGTGAAGGGGGTGCCCAGTGAGCACTTACAAGCTCGTCTGCCCTCACTGCAACCAGCGCATGCGCATCCGTACCAGCGAAGGCACACACATTTTCCTTCGGGTGGCCTACCTGCAATGCACCAACGAGGCCTGCGGCTGGTCGGTACGCGCCCAGTTCGAAATGACCCACGAAATGAGCCCAAGCGGTATGGCCAACCCGGCCGTGCGGTTGCCGGTCGCTCCGGTAGTGATGCGTCGTCAGGCGATGAAGTCCGCCGAAGATCAGCCCGATTTGCTGGACCAACTGGACATGGAGGTAGCCACCGCATGAATACCGCAGCCCTGACCTTGAATCCTGAAACCGACTACCGCGCTGCAATGCAGCAGGCGGCCGTGGCCTTCCTGTTCCGCCGGGAGGGCTTGCATCTCGCCGGCGACCAGCAAGTGCTGGAGAACTGCGCTCAATACCTGTGCCAGTCGCTTGAAGTCCCTGAGCACCTGGTGCAGCGCATCGCCGAGATGGCGGTCGCCGAGTTCGAAAGCAAAACCACTGGCCGCCTGCGCCTGCTGGGGGTGTGCCCCACAAGCGGGATCTTCCGGGCACGGCTGATCCTGCTCGATACCGCCACCCAAGAGCGGTACCAGGTGCCAGCGCGCCACCTGCCTCGACGCATGCGGCAACCTCACCACACCTCGAAGTAACCCGATCAAACCCCTTCCCGATGCCCCGATTCGCGTGGGTAAGGGGAAACTGCATTCAACCGGTGGCCGAAATGAGCAAGATCACCCTCCAACTGAAGCTGAACGAGCAGCAGGCGAAGCACTACCTGCAGTGGCTCAACAGCCAGTACGACACCACCATGGCCGAAGTCTGGTACTCCGATCGCTATCGCCATGTACCCAGTGGCGAGCGCGGCCCTATGGTCCTGCTCGACCTTCCGCACCTTGCTGGTATCTGCCGTACGCGCAGCGAGCTGAAGAAGCAGCTCGACGCCTGCGCGACGGAGCGTGTCCAGTGAACCACAAGCCCATGGAACACCAGCTGCGCAGTGAAGTGCTGCGACGCCTGCAGGATCAGTACGGGCTGAAGCCCCGGGCCGGCACGCAGTACCTGCGCCAGGGCACCTGCCCGAGTTGCGGAAAAAAGGAGCTGTACTCGCGCCAGGACGAGCCCTGGTTTATCAAATGTGGTCGCGAGAGCAAGTGTGGCGAGCAATGGCACGTCAAAGAGCTGTTCGACGACCTGTTCGACGACTACAGCAAGCGCTATCCGACCACACAGGACGCTCCCCGGGCCTCTGCCGATGCCTATCTACAGTTCGCCCGCGGATTCGACCTGGGTCTCGTCAAGGGGTGGTACACCCAAGAAAACTACTGGGACCGTGAGCAGAGCATCGGCAGTGCGACGGTGCGCTTTGCCCTGGAAAAAGGCGGCTACTGGGAGCGCCTGATCGACCAACCACACCGGTTCGGCAAGAAGAAAGCGCGATTCGCCCCAGGTCAATCGCCCAAAGGCTACTGGTGGTGCCCGCCCAGCATGGACCTGCTGGAGGTCCAGGAACTGTGGATCGTCGAGGGCATCTTCGATGCCATCGCCTTGCTGCACAATGGCCTTGATGCCGTGGCCGCGATGAGTTCGGGCGCATTCCCTTTCGAATCGCTCAAGGCACTGGCCAAGTCATGCACCGACGCTGGGAAAAAGCTGCCTACGTTGGTCTGGGGATTGGACAACGAACCCGGCGCCCACTACTTCACCCGCAAGCACACCAACCTTGCTCGCGAGCTCGGCTACAAGTGCGAGGCCGCGCAAATTCCGCAACGTGGCCGCAAGGTCGACTGGAACGACCTGCATCAACGCTGGGCTTTCGTCGACGATACCGCCAAGCGACTGGACCAGGTTGATCGTGACATTCGTGAGGCCCGTCACCACGGCGGCCTGCTGCTGGCCGAATCCGCTGCCGAGAAAGGCGCGCTGATGTATGAATGGCGCGAGCGCCATGAGTTTCACTTCACGTTCGAGAACCGCCTCTACTGGTTCAAGATGGATCTGGACAAGTTCAACAAGTCCATGCAGCACCTGGAGGAATCCGAGCGCCACGAAGACGTGTTGCTCAACGACAAGCAGCGCCGCGACAAGGCCCTGCGCCAGTGCGGCGCAGTGGTGGAGATCGCCAACTGCAACCCGCAGGCCCTGTACTTCCAGCGCAATGAAGTGACGGACGAGTCCTGGTACTACTTCCGCGTCGACTTTCCGCACGACGAGCCGAGTGTCCTGAACACCTTCACCGGTGGTCAGGTGGCCGCTGCCAGCGAGTTCAAGAAGCGCCTTCTCGGCATGGCAGCGGGTGCCGTGTTCACCGGCACCGGCTCGCAGCTCGATCGCATCATGCAGAACCAGCTGTTCGGGCTGAAGACGGTGAAAACCATCGACTACATCGGCTACAGCAAAGAGCACGGATGCTACGTGTTCGGTGACCTGGCCGTGCGCGGCGGGGTGCTGGAACAGGCCAACGCCGAGGACTACTTCGAGTTCAAGGGCCTGCGCCTGAAGTCGCTGCAAAAGTCGATCAAGCTGGAGATCAACCGGGATGCCTCTGCGTATCAGACCGAGTGGTTTAACTGGCTGTGGACCTGTTTCAACACCCAGGGTGTGATCGCGCTGGTCTTCTGGTTCGGCTCGCTATTCGCCGAGCAGATCCGCGCCGAGTTCCAGTCCTTCCCCTTCCTGGAAGTGACCGGTGAGGCCGGTGCCGGTAAGTCCACCCTGCTGATGTTCCTGTGGAAACTGCTCGGCCGCCAGGACGAGGAAGGCGACGACCCGATCAAGATGACCAAGGCAGGCCTGCGCCGCTGGCTGAGCCAAACCGCCGGCATGCCCATCGTCATGCTGGAAGCCGACCGCAGCGATGCCGAGGGTTCAGCGGGCAAGGCGTTTGACTTCGACCAGTTCAAACCGTTGTTCAACGGTCGCGGCCTTGGCCTCACCGGCGTGAAGAACGGCGGCAACGACACCAACGCCCCCCCCTTTCGCGCAACCATGGTGTTCAGCCAGAACGCCAGCGTGGTGGCATCCGAGGCGATCCTCACCCGTATCGTGAAACTGCATTTTGTTCGCCCGGAGGTCACCAGCAACAGTCGCGCCGCAGCCGACAACCTCAACCACCTGCAGGCCAGTGAAGTCAGTCAATTACTGCTGATGGCGGCCAAGGCCGAGCAGCAGGTCATGGAGACGTTTCGCAAGCAGGTCAAGGTGCATGAACAGACCCTGCGGGAGCTGCGCGAAATCCGCATCGAGCGCCTCATCAAAAATCACGCCCAGCTCATGGCCCTGGTCGATGCGCTGCGGGAAATCGTGCCGATGAGCGATCGCCAGCACGCGGCCGTGCAGCGTGAGCTGACCTGCATGGCCATCGCCCGCCAACACGATGTGAACGCGGATCCGAAGGAAGTGGCCGAGTTCTGGGAGGTGTTCGAGTACCTGGAATCGCTCAGTGATGAACCTGTGGTCAACCACAGCAAAAAAGACGACCTGGTCGCCATCAACCTCAACGACTTCTGCGAACGCGCCGCCGAGCACAAGCAAAAGCTGGCCGATGTGGCCACCTTGCGCACCCTGCTACGCAACAGCCGGTCGCGGCCGTTCATTGAAAGCAATCGCGCCGTCGACAGCGCCGTGCGCGCCGCCTTCAACAACCGCAACAACGCTGCGAATCAGCGCAGCACCACAGTGAAGTGCTGGACCTTCAAGGCCAGCTGACCCTACCCGGGCGCGGCAACGCCCGGGTATCGACCCCAAGGAGAAGCACCATGCGCAATGAAGACCATGACGAGCTGTACCACCCCAGTCGGCGCGAAACGCTGACCACTTTGGTGGCCAGCGGATTGACTTTGGCCCTGCTGGCTGCGGTTGGCTATGCCGTACCAGATCTGCTGACCACCCTGCTCCATTGACCTACTGCCCAGGCTCGGCAACGCCTGGGAATCCGAGGAGAAGCTCCATGAACGATCAACTCGCTGAGAATCTGGAATTGCTATTCGCCTTTGAAGACTGGGCTACGCCACGTGGCTACGACATGTCACGCGGCGCCTCTGAATTCCAGAACCTGGAAACCCGCAACGCTTGGCTCGGTTTTGAGGCTGCGCACGGTCCAGACGGCTGCCGCCCTGTCGGGCAACAGCTTTATGCCCTGATCAAGAAAAACAGCGAGTACGCCCACCAGACCGACAAGTTGTTCCCGGTCCTGGTCGGCAAACCACCCTACGACGACTTCTTCGTCCACGGCGGCCCAGGTGGCCTGTACCGCCTGCGAGATGTGGATTTCTACGTGATCGAGGACGGCAAACAGTACCGCCTCAGCTGACACCGGCCAGGCCGGAAAAAGAAGGTGCTGGGGAGCGGCAACTCACCAGCACCTGACCAACCCCAAGGAGAAGCACCATGCAAGTACAAACCCAAGAAGTCAGCGACATGAAGGCTACCACAGGGAGGCGCCCGAGGCTGGCAAGCCATTCACTTGACCTGCCTAACCACTGCGATATCTGCAACAGAGCACGTTCCCACGGTAGCCATCAGCGCTGCAGCAAAATTCGCCAGCAGCGCAAGTCGCTGGAGTGGGAAGCCTACATGGCAAACGTCGAAGCAAAGCGCACCCAGAAGGCACGCCGCCATGCTTGAGATCATCGTGAAGCCGACACTGGGAAGCTATTGCGCCCGCGCAAAGGGATACAAGCCCAGTGCTAGCCGGTCGGAAGGCCCACTGCAGGCAGCGCAGGCTCTGCTGCGAAAACTTGAACTCACGGATGGTCAGCTGAAGGAGCAAGAGAATACCCAACTCCAGCAAGGGCGAAAGCTTTTCCACTTTGTACAGGACAGCGAGGCGCAATATGACTGAACGCTTCATCCTCCAGGACAGCCGTACTAGTGTTGGAAGCCGAGCCATGTTTTGGCGTGCCAGCGGCGGCTACACCTCGAACCTCGACCAGGCCGAGCAATTCACACGTGAACGGGCATTTCAGCAGTACGAAAGCCGAGAAACCGACCTGCCCTGGCCGGTGGATTACGTCAGGGCACGGGTCGAAACAGGTGTTGACTGCCAATGCCTCAGCCGCTCCGAAGCTGAGAGCTACCGCAACACCGACGGCCGTTTCTACGTGGCATATGCACGCGAATGGGATGGGAACGATCTTGTCTGGCTCGGTGGGACAGGCTCGACGGCCAACCTGGAAGACGCAATTCACCCTGGGGGCTCGGATGCTTCTGGCTATTTGTCGCAGGGCTTTGAGCTCTGGCCTTGTGGTTACATCGTCGAACGGTCGCGCCCAGTTGTGCGAACCTCGGTACTCGATCACAAGCAAGCGCTATGCGCAGTAGGTCTTCGGCTCCCCAAGGTAAAACAGCAGTACACCAGGACCTACATCGACCGCTACAACTGCGAAGGATGCGGCCGCTTTATCAGCGAACGTCAGCGCTTCTACGACTGCCCGAACTGCGGCGCGAGGAATGCACCATGACCAAGCGTCCAGAACCAGCCCAGTGATCTTCTAGGCCCGGAAACGGGCCATCCCTGAACACGGCCCATAGACTGGGCCGTATCTTCGTTTTCGAGTGAAAAATAATGGCAGCTGGAGTCGAAGTACGAGGCAACCACGTCCGCGTGTATTTCCGTTACCAGGGCGAGTTATGCCGGGAAACCATCCCTGGCGACGCCTCACCCGCAAACCTGGCCAACGCCGAGCGTCTGGTCGGGATCATCAACTACGAGATTGAGGCCGGCACGTTCAACTATGCCCGTCACTTCCCCGACTCACCGCGAGTCAAGACCAACACCCTCGGCCATTACATCGACCTGTGGCTAGAAATAAAGGGCAACCAGATGGCAGCCAGCGGCTTCGCCATGTACCGCAGCCGCACCGAGAAGCACATTCGCCCGCGCTGGGGCGACCTGCAGGCAGATCGAATCGACCACCTGGACATTCAGCACTGGGTGCAAACCGTGCTGATGCCCAAGCTGCACAACAAGACCGTACGCGAGATCGTCAGCCACCTGCGTCAGATCTTCCAGCTGTACCGCACCCGGAACCGCTTCGCGTTCGACCCGACCGACGGGATCACCATCTCGCTGCCAGACGCTGACGACCCAGACCCGTTCACCCGGGAAGAAATAGCCGCGATCCTTGGGCAGCAGACTGAACGGCAGCAGGAAATCAACTTGACGGAATTCATGATCTGGACTGGCCCGCGCGTCAGCGAAGCGATTGCCCTGGCCTGGGAAGACGTCGACCTGGTGGCCGGTACCGTGGAGATTCGTCGCGCGCGGGTGGCCGGCCAGTACAAGGTGACCAAGACCCGGCGATCTACGCGCAAGGTAAAACTGCTCGCACCTGCCCTGCGCGCCCTCAAAGCACAAGCCACGCTCACCCAGAACTTGCCGACGGAACTGATCGAAGTTGTCGATCGCGACAACCGGACTGTGCGCGAGCAGCGCGTGAGGTTCGTCTTCCACAACACTGCCACGGATGAGCCGTACCGCTCCTCTGATGTGCTGCAGCATGGCTGGTGGATCTCGCACCTGGAGAAGGCCGGCGTCCGCCAGCGTGGGCCGAACACCTGCCGACACACGTTCGCCAGCCAGCTGTTGAGCAGCGGCATTGCCACGCCAGAGTGGATTGCAGATCAGATGGGTCACACGTCGACGGCGATGATCTTCAAGCACTACGCGAAGTGGATCAGCGAGGACGGACCAGATGTGGTGGGATTGTTGAACCAGGCGCTCAGGTTGACCTGAACGCAATAAAAAAGGGGCCGCAAGGGCCCCTTTCTTTTGCCTGTCATTCCCAAAATGTTCCCAAAACGCTCCCATTTGAGGGTTCAGCGGTAGCGAACATCAATAAAATCAAGCACTTGTATGGCGGAAGCGTAGAGATTCGAACTCTAGGATAGTTGCCCATCGACGGTTTTCAAGACCGTTGCCTTAAACCACTCGGCCACGCTTCCAGCTCGTTTTGCGGCCGCCATAATACCGTAATGAAACACGCTGTCAAACTCTCTGTGTCGCGGGTTGCAGGACGTCTGATAGACTCCTAGCATCTGAACGTCTGAAACCACAGGTTTACCAAGGAGCCTCGCCATGCGCGAACAGGATTACGCCGTACACCACGGCCAGCAGGTCGAGCAGCAGGAGATCAGCAAAGTCCTGCGCAACACGTACAGCCTGCTGGCACTCACCCTCGCCTTCAGCGGTGTCATGGCCTTTGTGGCCCAGCAGATGCGCGTCGGCTACCCGAACGTGTTCGTGGTGCTGATCGGCTTCTACGGGTTGTTCTTCCTCACCAACAAACTGCGTGATTCGGCCTGGGGCCTGGTGTCCACCTTTGCCCTCACTGGCTTCATGGGCTTCATCCTCGGCCCTATCCTCAACCGTTACCTGGGCATGGCCGGTGGCGCTGAAGTGGTCAGCTCGGCATTCGCCATGACCGCACTGGTGTTCGGTGGCCTGTCGGCCTATGTGCTGATCACCCGCAAAGACATGAGCTTCCTCAGCGGCTTCATCACGGCAGGCTTCTTCGTGCTGCTGGGTGCGGTGGTTGCCAGCTTCTTCTTCCAGATCAGCGGCCTGCAACTGGCGATCAGCGCTGGCTTCGTGCTGTTCTCGTCGGTCTGCATTCTGTTCCAGACCAGCGCGATCATTCATGGCGGCGAGCGTAACTACATCATGGCGACCATCAGCCTGTATGTATCGATCTACAACCTGTTCGTCAGCCTGCTGCAGCTGTTCGGCATCATGGGCCGCGACGACTGA